CAGGTAGGAACTCATGTTTTGCTACAGACATACCTATAACTGTGGAGTCATAGTCTATTTGTTTACGAATATCATCATAATGATTTTCAGCAAACATCGTATCAATTGCTTCCTCTTCTGCAATTTCAATTGCAGGTTTATAGTTAAGGTTCATATAAAGAGATAGCTCCTCATCAGATGATGGAAGTTCATCAGGGTCCATAATAAATGGGTCTACACCTGTCTGCTCCTGTATCGTAGTCAAGATATCTTTAGCAGCCATTTGGCCCTCTATCATATCTTGATACTTACTTCTTTTTGCTTGAGATAATGCGTCTTGAGCATAAGCTTTAACCTTAAACTCTCGGTCCTGCATACCGTTCACAACTATATCTACAAACTTTGGCAATATAGGAACTGGTGTCCAATCTAAGTTTAGATAAGACAAGTCTCCGTCTACTGCAATTTCGTTTTTATATTTGGCAATTGACTGCTCCCCTCTTGCGTATAAACGCAGTCTGTGAAAGTCTCTCCATTGATTGTAGTATCTACACTGGTTTCCATCTTTTTTAAACCATTCGTATTGAATAGCTTGTCCTATCTGTAAACCAAATTCGTTCGTAGCTTTTTCAGCATCAGAAACAAATTGACTTGGAAAGCCTGTAGATGCAATGTCTATTGTAACATCCTTCATCTATCTTATTAATTCACTTAAATTTCCCTTATTTGTATACCTTGCAAAGTTAAGGTTTATTTTTGATTGTTTTTTCTCTACTTGATACATATGCCTTTGTGTAGCCATAACAGCTAATCCAGAACTAATACTGGCATCAAACTTAGTTCTATTACTTATATCAAACTTTGCCCAATCTTCTAAAGTCCTTGTAAACAACATATTACCCATGTCTCCGGACTCTCTAAACTGTCCGTCAAAATCTATCCCTACATTTTTTTCTATGTAAGATTCAATTGCAGCAGCGTGAGACTGCTTTACATCCTCAGAACTATTAGGTATACCTCCTAGCTCTTTCTCTGTTTTTGATAGCTTGGACATATGCTTATCAGGTCTGTTCATGGAAAAACCTCTATATCCTCTGTTCTTAAAATGATACAGTAATCTAGGCTTGTTATTCTCCACTAATATTGGCATACCATAAAACACACAAGCCATCAATACTTCTTCAAAAAATATCTCAGCTGTTTGCGGCCTAGCTACATACTCTAAAAAAAACTCATTAGCAGGAGCTTCCTCCATGCTAAACTTAGTCATTCCATGTAAAGCTCCATTAGAACCTCCACCGCCGACAGTTCCAGATATATCATAAGAGTCACATCCAAACGCTCCCATATGGTCATTGCCTGGAAACTTAATGCCTCTCCTATCAATAACATTATTTTGCAATCCCTTTGATGGTGTCCAGCTAATTAAAAACCTACCTCTCTTGTCAGGACTAAAAGCCACCTTAGTATCTTTAATTCCATTCTGCCAATAAAAGTTCCCTCTTGTTAAGTGGTGTTCTAGTATTAAAGAATCGTTATAGTCTATCTGTTGGTATATCTTTGTAAGATTAAAAAGAGAAGACTTACTCTCATCTCTAAATGCGTGTGACTCTGTTCTAGGAAACTGTCTGTAAAATTCGTTCAGTGCATCCGCATCTGATTTTAGAGAATCTACTTCAGCCTGCCAATAGTCTATAGCTCCATTAGTAATCCATTCTCCATCAACACCCTTTCGTTTTTCTTTAGGAGCTATAAGAACTGGCTGCCCATACACATCTATAAATCCTTCCATGTTCATTTCCATAGGAATAAACAAAGAATACATGCCGCTTTTAGTTTGTCCGTTAGCGTTTCTTTTGTTTACATCAGAATCTTCATAGAGCTTTTTAAAATTACTACCGCCTTTATCAAGAGCATTTGAAGTAGAGCCCATCAAACACTTACCTATTATCTTACTACCTAACCTTAAACAAGTCTTAGTGACTCTCCAGTTGTTGAGTATATTATTTGGCTTTATCCACTTACCACTTTCATCATGGACTAACAGCATAAGTTTTTCACCATCATAGGAGTTGTCATCTGTATTTTTCCAGTCAATAGTGGTATCAAGACCCGTAAGCTCTTCATTAACACTATCGTACATATTTTTCTTTGTAATCTTAGATGCTGGTATCCTAAAGGCTAGTTCAGTCTTTGGTTTATCCATACCATCCTGTATGGGTTTAAAAAAGAACGGAAGTCTATTAGATATAGGAACTACCTTATCGGTAAACATCTTTTTAGAATCCGCTCCAGTTTTTGATAATATGCCTACCCTAGAATCTTTTGCTAATGTACCTGCGTTTACACACTCTGAAGAACCCATAAATGAAAACCCTGAACGTCTAATCTTTAAATATATCATACCAAAGGCTCGCTTATCTGCTTTACACGCTTCCCAAAAAATATAAAATATTCTGTTAGCCTCTCTATAATCTGGATAACCTACATCAATTGCTGACCATTGTAGATACATATAATGTGAGCCAGTAATGTAAGTTGGTTTTCCATTATTCATAAACCAATGCCCTTCTTCCCTATTGTCAAATTCAGACTCTATATAATCTACCCATCTTGATTTAAAAGGAGTAGGCATTTCGTTCCATTGAAATATAGAATATATTCTTGACAGCTCCTTTGGGAGTTCTTGTCTTTCCCAATATTGCTCTGATATATTCTTAGACCTTGAGAAACAATCCTTAGGAAGTACGGGTAAACCTATTTTAAGACCTGATATTTCTACAACATCTCCGAGCGTACCATTTTTAGAAATGCAAACAAAGTCATACTTGTCGTTATATCCATACTCCCAAGTCTTAGCTCTGTTTTTATTAGCTAAAACACCTTTGGGTATGTATCCTTCTAAAACTTTGTAGATGCTACTTTGAGCGTCTTTCTGCAAATCCTTGTTTTGTTTCAACTTTAGCGTCTGTGTTATTTGATAAGTTTATATTCTCCTGCTCCTGGTCTATCTTATTTAATATGTCAAAAGCATCAAATACAGCCAACTTCTTTGTAGCTGCTGCGTTCTTTAATCTATCTGCCGCAATCTCATCTTCTGGGTCGTGCTTTATAATATCTTCTTTAGCAACTTTAATAAGCTGTTCTACAGCTTTTCTTCCCGCTTCAATTATTTTTATCTTGAGTTCTTCTGATTTCATTTTGTTTTATTGCGTTATCTAAATGAGCTTTCTCCCAGTGCATTCTATAATCATAACCGCCAGTAAACATTTCATTACACTGACTACACTTAATAGCATGTTTCATAAACACATTGTAATATGGTGGTCATACATTCTATATAGCTTTTGACCATCTACATTAAATTCATATTCAGTATCTGGTCTAAAGGTAACTAAATCGCCTTCTTTTATGCCATGCTCCTGTAATGTTTTATTTATATATTTTATTTTACCCATGAGCGGCTCTTCGGCAAAAGGCTTGTGTATATAAGACTCAGTAACTGGCACTGGCTCTACAAAACAATACTTATCATGGCAATGCCATTTATTGTTTTTATTATACATATAAAACTGCTGATTGTCTACAAAAAACAAATCATCCATGAAAAAACTTTTACCGCTTTTCTGCCGACCCTTCATGTCATTATAAAACTTAAAAACATTATGATGCACTAAAAGAGTATCTCCTGGCTCTATATCTCCATCGTATCCTAGGGGAGTAGAAACAACAATAGCCTCTCTGTTAGAAGCTATGTGGTTTTCTTCTGAAGTGCTAGTTATAAAATCAACCCCACCTATTTCTTTTGAGTTATTGTATCTTTTACCCTTTGTAGGTTTTACTATAAAATAAAAAGGTGACCTCATTAAAAGTTTATATTATATTCTAAAGAAATTGGCATACTTGAATTAAACTCTTTCCATAAAAATATTTCATCTTCTTTTTGAATCCATATTTTTATTGAGCCTTTCTGCTCGTCTTCTTTTATTAAATGAATGCTGTGTGAACCTCCTAGTATTTCTTGTCCTACAATATAGTGCATTGCGCTAGACTTATAGTCTGGACCTATTGATATCTTTCTAATATGCATTGTATTAAATTTATTAATACAAATATATGAATTATTTACCTGGAAGTTTTACTCCTATCTTATCTGCCGTTCTCGCTCCGAAATATCCGCAAAGGACCCATGTTAAAAGAGAGGCTGTATCTGAGGTGTCTAATCCCATATACCAGCCACCTACATAGGCAAGTACTAATACCACTAGAGTCATCGGTCTTACATTGCGAGCAAGCCAGCTCTGGCTTCCAGAGTCTGCAACCCAACGTCTAGTAACACCATCTATTTCAGCGCGCTCGAGTCTAAGTTTTTCAAGAGCTATTCTTTTGTCTCCTTCACTAAGCTCGTTGTTTCCGCTGATAAGCTCTGAGATAACATTGCCTGGAAGTATAGCATCACCAACAATACCTAGTATTGAAGGCGCTTTCTCAATGAGAAACCTTCCCACACCTGTTTCTTTAAACGGTTTTTTTTCTTTACTCATATCACTCGATATGTAGTTTTACCATTTGTTCGCTCTGCTCTTAGGCAGCGCTTTCTGTTTTCATCTGGGTGGACATAGCTTACATGAATCCAATCTGGATTAGTGTCGTCACCAAACTCCCATATGAGTTGGTCAAAGCTTAAATTATCTTTTATATACTTATACATCTCAGCATTTGTTTTATGACCAAGTGTATCATCTAGGTCAATCGCTCGACCCTCACAATGTTGCGAGCGTGAACTTCCACCGATAGCTCGGTTCAATTCTTCGCATCTGTAAAAACTGTTGATTCTTATAGGGCCACCTACATGTTTTCTAAGAGGCTCGAAAACATTAACGCCAATGTTTACCATATTAGTAATTTGGTAATCATCAGGTGTGTTTTTAATTCCTAAACGGGTTGCGGTATTAGATTTAATACCTTCTTTATACGATATATGTTCACTTATTCTTTCCATACATTAAGTACCATTTATGGATTGTGTATCCAATTGATACTAAAAGTAATAAAATTTTTAGTATTACGTCTATCTGCGTCATAGAAACTCCTAAGACCAAACTATTTATGCCTAATATTTTTATATCGTTAAAGTTCATTTTTATTTAGTTTTACGATGTGATATATCACATCAATATCCAACAATGCGCTATTTGTTTGTATGTACTCCATTTAAACCTTATATCTTTAAATCTTCCATTTTTATGTAGCAGTAAATCTAAAGTCGTGTCCCGACCCTAGACCATTACATTGTAAATATGAGCTACCATTACTGTAATAATCACCAACCACTTTACTAACTCCTGTAATTGTTAAAGTTGGTGCTCCTGAACAGCAACATCCATTCTTTTGAATTGTAATGTAGTTTCCATATCCTTGGGGATTACATAAACTCCTCGCTTGTCTATTTGTTGGAACATATACACAAGAACTACCTGTAACGAAATTGTAACTAGACCTTAAACTCCAACCTCCATTAGCATTAGAATAGTATACACCTCCTGTGATGACGTCTGCTCCAAAATTCGTACTATAAACAGGACCTTTGAATGTATAGGCAAAATCTGTATTTTGACTATTTGTTGCACCTCTTGTTTCACCTACTGAGTTAATTGCATAGGCTGTGTAATAATAAGTCGTGTTAGAACTTAATCCTGTAAACGTTCTATAAAATGAGCCTGTACCACTTCCAGAAGTATATTTTGCGTTCGATGCATAGTTACTAGATGTACCAAAGTAAAACCCTCTTTCTGTTACAGTACCACCTCCATCACTTGTAACATTCCCAAAAGTTCTGATTTGACTAGTATTAACGCTGTTAGTTCCATTTGTACTTACTGACGGTGCAACAGCATCACTAAGGCCATAAAATTCAAACATTCCTAAATCTCCTGCATCTAATCCCGCATCAACACCCGCTTGGGCTAGACTAACATTGTTGGCCCCTTGTGAAAATTCAGCTTCAATGTCAGCAATAAGACCGAGAGGGCCCGATGTTTTAATTGGCATAATTAATCGTTTGTTAAGTTTTCAAATCCTTTTTTTGCTCTTAGGAGTTCATATGCTTTTACTCTTAAATCATCTGTGCTAGTTATTTCGGAGTGATGACCCATTAAATCTCCTTCATCTATCCAAGAATTAACATCAGCATCCCTGTCAGCTTTTGAGGCATAAATTTTGTAACCAAAATCAAATAGAAAATGACCATTTGCGTTCGTCTGCATTTTATAAAAAGTAATCCATTCAATCATCACATATACGTTTTCTTGAACTGTCGCAGTTTCTACTTGCACAGGAGTCGTCTCTGTTACGGTTGTACCTGCAAGTTCCCCAAAAGCCTCTGCATTGTTTGGATACGTAGTCTCATGTGTTTCTGTTTCTGTTTCGTGGTCAGAATAGGTGTAAGTAGTTAAATTTCCTGTTAATCCCATTTTTTATTTTTTTAATTCGTTAACTTGATTTGATAAATCCTTAACAGCTTCAATTAATACCCCAATTAAACCATCGTAATTAACTGTAAGTCTTTTTTCGTCACCTTCTAATGGCTGAACTTCTTTTACTAAGTCAGGAAATACTTTTTGTACATCTTGAGCAATAACCCCAACGCTAGATTTTCCGTTAGACTTCCAATCATAAGTAACTCCATTTAGCTGTTCAATTGCTTTTAATGGGTTTTCTATTTTTTTAATATTTTCTTTTAATCTTTCATCCGAAAAGGCTGTACTTGCTGCTATTACATCTCCTGCCACTTGTAAATCAAAAGACGAATCTAATCTCATTTTTTCAGCATTACCAATAAATGAGCTTATTTGATTATCAGTAGCAAATGAAATATAGTCATCAGTTGCACCTCTACCAATTTTTAAAGCTGTATTATGGATTGATGTTACAGTTGTTAAGTCGGCATCCAAATCAAACTCTAAAGTATTAAGTGTAATTCCATCACCTGCTGTGTAAGTATTACCTGCTGAACCCCAAGAAAAAGTACCATCACCATCGGACAAAAGCGCTTGACCTGCCGAACCGTTTCCTGTTACTTTTAGATTGTCAGCATCTACTACATCACTTGCAATAGTTAATGCAGTCGCACCTGTTACCTCGCCCGTATGAGTTGCGTTAGTAACCTTTGCTGTATTTGCTGCGATTTCTGTATTAATCGAGTTAGCTAGTTTATCGGCAGTTATTGCATCGTCTATAACTTTATCTGTAGTTACTGCATCGTTTGCTAATTGAGTAGCAGTAATTCCGCTATCTGTTACTTGTATTGAATCGGCATTGACCGTTATAGAATTACCGCCTATTACATTAAGCGTAACATCTCCGCTCGTACCTCCGCCTGTCATTCCTGCACCCGCTATAATCGAAGTAATATCTCCAACCTCCATTGTAGTCCAACTAAACGTACCATCTCCATCTGAGGTTAAAGCTTGACCTGCTGTTCCATTTCCTGTAACTTTCAAATTATCGGCATCCACCACATCACTTGCAATAGTTAAAGCTCCATCACCTGTCACTTCTCCTGTATGAGTTGCGTTAGTAACCTTTGCTGTGTTTGCTGCGATTTCAGAGTTGATAGAGTTTGCTAGTTTATCAGCAGTCACTGCATCATTTATAATTTTAGCTGTAGTTACTGCATCGTTTGCAATAGTTAAAGCAGTCGCTCCTGTCACATCCCCTGTATGGGTAGCATTTGTGACTTTTGCTGTGTTTGCTGTGATTTCTGAAGCTTGACTAGAAGTGATTCCTGTCTTTGCTGTGTTCGCAGCTATCTCTGAATTAATTGAGTTTGCTAGTTTATCGGTAGTAACTGCATCATCTGCAATCTTTGCAGTTGTTACATTTGCATCTAATATTTTAAGTGTTGTAACTGCATCATTTGCAATAGTCAAAGCTCCCGAGCCTGTTACGTCACCTGTATGGGTTGCATTAGGTTCAGTATTTGTTATAGTTACAACATCTGCCGTTTGAGAAATACTAACACCCGTTGCAGGTACAAGTTTTACAGATGAATTGTCAGTTCCTGATGTTGAGGTTAAGTTTAAATCTACGTTTGCTCCGTCTGTAGTAGAGTTTAAGTCGTATGTTTCTCCTACTGCCGGAGTTATCCAGTCAGTTAAAGTTCCTGTAGAAGACAAGATTTGTCCTGCTGTACCTTTTTGTCCATTGCTGTCCAATAGGAATCCGTTTATCTCTAGGTTTTGAGTAGAAACACCACCACCTGCACCCGCAACAGTAATGTAAGGGTCTGTGAATTGACCTCCAGCTGCCGTTTCCGACATAATGGAATCAGCAATAGTATCTGCATCAGCCCATTTTGTTATGGCATTTGCCGTTCCAGTCCCATCAACATTACCTTTGGCTTGAATGGTAAATCCACTACCCGCTCCATCATCTGTAAGAGTAATGTTATTACCAGCTGTAAATGTAATTACATCCGTAGATGCATCTGAACCTGCAAGGGTTAAGGTTTCATTTAAACCTGATTGAGCTGTTGCGACCGTATAGGTTGTGTTACCAGCAACAAGTCCAATTGGTATTTGAACATTGTCTGTGTTTTTGTATCCAACTAAATAATCTATATCAGATGTTGTTGAGCCTACGTTAAATTCTGAAAATTTTATTGCCATTTTACTGTCCTTCTGTTATTAAATCTTGTGCCGAT